TGTAAAACCGTCCAAAGCCTGCGCATTTTCACTTGCCGGATCCTTGGGTTGATCCACATTTTGGCCATTTAACAACGAATCAATATCCCGCACGCCAATCGCCTCATACATCCGGCGATAAGCCTCATACATATTGTGCATTTGCGGGGCACTTTGAGCCAGTTGCAGCTCCGTTTGAGCCATCGTAATGCGCTGCGCCACCGAAAAAATGTTCGGATCAGACACAGGAAGGATGTCTACTCGCGAATCAAAGTCCTTGCGTTTGATCTTTCGCGACTCCCCAGGCACATCATAGGGATACTCAGCAGGCAAATACTCCGCAAAACCTTCGGCCAGTAGCTGAAACTCTAAACGCTGGGCGTAATGCAAGCGTTTGTGGATTGCGGACATCACACTGGAACCCTTTTCCAGCAATGCAATCGTCGTACCCACGGCAGCGTTCTGATTACTATCACCTACCTGCAGGTCTGTGATGCTGGCCAAGCGCCGACCAGCGTCCACGCAAAAGCCTAAAAGCTGATACAGAGTCTGACTCGGTTCCTTATAGGGCAGTGGTAAGAGAGAAGCCTGCAGTTCTGCACCGCCAGCATCCATATCGCGCCACTCACCGGGCTTGATCGGCACATCATCATTCTCAATCCGAGCACCTTTGGCCTTGAACCCTGAAGGCAGGTTATTGAGCGTACCTGCATCGGTCAGTTGACGCAGTGCAGATCCCGCTGTTTTGGCCAAACCTCCGATCAAGTGCAAGAAACCAAGGCCATAGGCCCCTGGTCCTTGGACCAACATGTAATGCACCCAATACTCTTTGCGTTGCTTAAGCTCGTTGTTCTCCTGCCAATTGCGGCGAACACCGACGACACGTGATGAGTTTTCATCAATCGTGATCACATAAGGCAGTTTGATCCCTGTGGGCTCACCGTCTTCATCCTTATCCTCAAACCCAGGCAGATCGTAATCCACCATGAATTCAAGCAACTGCATCTCCTTATCCTCTCCCGAGGGGGAAATGCCAGTGAGTTTGTCCTGCGCCTCAGCAATCTGCGTGCTGTCTTGCACAACTTCCGGCTGAGCGTCCGGGAGATACTGACCACTGAACACGGCTTTGCGGTAATCGTTCTCGGACATAAAGATGCGATGCGTGATCCGCTCGCATTTGCTCATAACCGGTGAGCCGTTGTACGGGATGTAAAGGTTGTCGGGAAACACCGCAGGGGACACCATCCGGCCAAGGTTTTTATCGTAATAAACCTTTTTGAACACCGAACCACCGTAGCCGATGTAAAACAACATCTGATCAAACTCGGGCGCATACTCAGGCATCTTGTTCATGAGCTGATAGTTCATGAAATCTTTGACGCGCTGCGCCTGCATGAGCTTTTCCCGCGTCTCTTTGCCCAGGACCTGCGTGCGAACAGGGCCATCTGCGGGTAACAACTCTTTTAAAGCCTGCGCCTGAAACTGAACAATGGCCTCGGTTAACAGGGGATGCTGCACGCCACACGCGCCACGGAAAGGCTGCGTGCGTTCTTCAAGCTTAAATCCCAAGAGATCCATGCCCTTGGCGTATTGCTGCTCCCAATCACCGCGAGAACTTTTGTCCGCATCAAACAAAGCCATCAAATCGCTGGAGATGCGTGAAAGAACATCAGGAGGAAGCACATCAGCAAGATTAGCGTCAAAAGGAACCTCATCATCCTCCTCCGCTTCAAGGTTGACCGTTACACCACCTTCTTCATCAAACTCAATGCTGATTTCGGGCAGATCTTCTTGCTCAATCTCAACCTCAACCTCGCCTGTTGGGAGGTCCTCGATCCTTGTCGCTTTTTCAATGGGCATGGTGTGTCCTTTATTTTTGCAAAGGTCCGAGATTAATACGGATGTCGCGACCTGCGCTTGTTCCAGAAGGAATCTTTTCCCCCGCATACTCTCTGATTACAGCATACGGTCCAAACACCCCATAGTCCCCGGTCCTTGCCTCACGCATGTCTTGCTGCGGAGGCGGGTTAAAGTCATATCTATCAATAACCTGCACATTGCCTTTGGGGTCCGCTTGATAAGAAAAACGGCCGAGTGTCGTTTGTACATTACCCAAGGGGTCAGCCATTGAGTAAATAGAAGGAGTTACTGAAACAGGCATAGGCCCTTCTTTGGTCATCTTGCGAGCCAGCATAATGTAATCGTCGTAGCCAATAACCCCATTCTCTTTGCCCTTCAATGCAATAAGCTGACGAATAATATCCAACTCTTCAGGTTTAAAGTTCTTTTCGGTAATTGGCGTTTTTACGCCTTGGGCGGTTTCCAATAAAATGCGCCCTGATGTTGCAAACCACTTGGGATCAAGCTTTTGAGCAATAAAATCTAACACGCGATTGATGCCTGTAAGCTCTGGTGGCTTGGTTTTAACAGGACCCCCTTCGCTAAACTCCTCCGGCGGGTTTCTAAGCTGACGCTGAGATCCGCGCATGTTCATTTGCATACGGGCAACAGCCTCGTTCCACGAATCAAGGTCCACGAACCGCTGCCAAGGGCCAAAGGCCTGCTCATCCCAACCAAAACGTCTTACATCCTCAGCACGTTTAACAAAATCACTGTCGCCATAGGGAGCGGTATCAACCAGCTTGGCATTACCAATTTCATCTACATACCGAAAATCAGCCGATCGAATGTAATCCTGCACGCGGGATAAGACCTCGTGTTTAACCTTCTTGCGATCAAACCCATAACCGATTTCGGGGATGTCGAGTTCGTTTCTACGGTATCTAATTTCAAGAATCGCGGGGCGTAAATAAGTTTCATCGCCCGTGCGTGCTGCCCTTGAAGGATCGGGTACTTCAGTGTGGATTTGGACTAACGGACGACCGTCCCTGCTGGTCAAAACATGAATTTCCCTGGGCCACGGAAGCCTCTTAGGATCCGTGTACTGATCAATATAATACTCTTGCTCTGTACACCACCTAGCATCACAGCCCACGGCTAAAGCGTACTTGCGATTTTCTTTGTTATCCTGCAGATCGGTGAGCCTTAACCACCGCGCACCGTCGTCATATTCCTTATAAAGAGGAATATTGGCCGCTTTGGCCAGCATTTCCCTACGGTATTCCTCATCTTGCCAGTTTCTAAACGCTTCTACGCGCTTGACAACATCGGGCACGCTCATCCGATCAAGGTCCTTGGGCTCAATACGAAGCGCTTGGGGCAAGAGCTTTGGCTCACTGACCATCTGCTCAAGATCTTTAGTGAGCTTTGTAAATCCAAGTTCTGAGAGAGCGTGAGGTTTTAACTGATAGATAGGTGTCCTGGGCGAAATGCGAGACAACTCGGCCAATGTTTCATCGGCACGGAACCCAAGAGGTGTTGTTGATTCGCCCCTTCTAACTAGATCAATCTCTGCTTTCACCACGCCCGGGGTGAATGGATTAACAACGCTATCCACCAAATCTTCCCAATACTTGGCAAGGCCATGCCCTGTTTCTTGTTGGCGAGGTAAGAAAGGTGCAGGCTTTCCCGATTCCAAGATGGGCTGGCCTTCAGGGGTAAGTCCTACAACAGGGATCTCATCATAGTTTTCATCCCGTACAAAAGCCTTGATGGTTGCGTAAGCCTTATCTCTATCAGGAATGTTGGATTCCGCAACCCAATCTTCCGCATCCTTCATGGTGGTAAAGGTATCGGTTTTACCGTCAGGAAGGGTTGCGCGGTAGCGATAATCGGCTAGCGACGTAGCCAGTTCACGTTGAGTTCTGGCATATCGGGCCACACGCTCCCTATCTAAATCAGGAGGGGCAGTTGTAATATTCTCTTCCCGCGCCAGCTTACGCAAAGGATCTTGCGGGGTGCCCATTTCATTTTGAATGTACTTACCCAGCTTGTTAGTGATCCACTTATCAATCGCCACAGGTACTTCAAAGCTTTTTGCATATTGGCCAACGGCCTGCTCGGAGGCTCCAGAACCACGGAACTCATCAATCTGCTCAGCAACCTGCGCATTACGCAGCTCAGGATCCTGCCAACGGAACATAGGCGTGCGGAGAGGATCAAGACGCATCTGAATATGCCGCGCCGGCCAATTACCGCCCTTGGCTTTGATGACTCCCGCTTGACTGCCCAAAGCATTGGGCCGTGATAAACGAGCAAGCTGTTCTGCCGCCGTTCCACCAAGCTCTTCAAAAGCTTGTCCAGCGGCTACTAAAGACTGCGTAGGTTGTCGTATTGCAGCTCCTGCTGCTTGCCCTGTGCGCACCACAGGAGCCGTGGGCAAATAAGCACCGGTTAACCCCTGCATCAGTTTATAAGCTTCACTAGGATTAGTCGGATCCGCAGAAGTTCCGCCTACCGCGCCACGAACGATGTCACTGGCAACCCGCATCGCAGGGCGATCGATTAAAGGCATTGGGGCCGCGCTTCCCGGAGCTGATGCCTGTCTTATACGTTCTTCAAGTTCTAGTTGGCGACGAACAAAACCTGGGGGAGGAATAAAACCGCCTGAAGGCGTTTTCCGTGATTTTTGCTGGGCTGCAAGCCTTGCAAGCATACGCTGGGACTCGCTGCGAATGTCCTCGCGCTTATCAATCAACCGGCCTAAGGCATCAACACTTGGGATTTCATTGAGGTTGGGCACAGCGCCGCCTTGGGAATAACCGGGTATAAAAAACTCCTCTTCCTTAGATCCAAAACTTCCGCCGCCTGTTACAGAACGAATATTTCCCGCTAAATCAGAAAGTTTTCCAACTAAACCAGGATTAACCCTGATGTCCTGCATTCCTCGCGCCATAGAAACAAAATCTTCATAGGGAATGTCTGTACTAGATTGAGCTGTTCTAAGTCCTTCTTTTATTTGACCCAAACCTGTTTGCACAACTTGACTAGGCACAGTTGAATAAGTATTAACAATCGTGTCAAATACACCTGGATCTGCCTCCCTCAAATTACGCAAAGACTGTATAGCATCAATGTCTCCTGTAATTTGATCCACAGACATCTTGTCTGCAAGAAAATTATTTAATTCCATTTTTTCTTGTTGTTCAGTTTCTGGGCTAATAGAGTACCCAGAACGGTCAAACCTACCTATCATTTCCACTACACCTGGATCTTCAAATCCAGGTCCAAGACCTACATTGCCAAAACTAGGTGTGTAATCTAGGGGGTTAGTTGCACCGCCTTCAGCCATCCTAACCGGGGTGGGTTCGGGGAAAGGGGATTGATAACTTAAATCCAAGCCTGCAAGGGCCGTGGTCCGTGGCGATTGCGCCAAGAACTGCTCTGCAATAGAAGGCTCATCCTCATCCTTCTTTTCCTTCTCATCATCCGACGCCAAAAGGCTCACGGCCAACGCCGCCTGATAAGACGCAGGCAGTTCCGCGCTTTGCATGGGAGAGGGCGTGGCGGTGGTGGTTAGAGGACTTGACGCGGCAATAGGTTTAGCAGTTGGTAGAGGACTTGAAGCGGGAATGGGTTTGGCAGTTGGTAGAGGACGCGGCACGGACCGCGAAACACGGGTTATCCCCGGTTCTCTTTCTTCGGGTTGTGCTGCAGCCACAGCCACCGTAGCCGCTCCAGGGAACTTTGCCTCCCACCCGGCCATGAGCTGACCTGCGGTTTTTCCCTTTAACTGCGGATTAGCACGCAACACACTAGGAGTTACCAAAGCATGAATGGGGCGATCCTCAGGAGAACGCGCAACCTTTAATCCCACATCCCCGCCAAAAAAATGCATCGCGTAAAGCTCCGAGGGCCGTGGATCACGGCCCAAGGCCTTTTTTGCTCTTTGCGTGTTATCCGCCAAGATATTCGTACCAACACGGATATTCTCATCCACATCAAAGCGCTTAGCGGGATTGCCACCATAACGCTTCCACGTATCATCGATCACCTGAAAGAGCCCACGCGCCGAGGAACGCTTGGCCTTTGCAGTAGGGTCTAGCGAACTTTCAAGTTCCGCAATCCGAACAGCAACGTCAGGATCTACACCTTTGGAGGACGCCGCCTCACGGATCTTGCTAATAATATCCTGAGCCATGGGCCATGGTCCACAAAAAGTAAGATAAAAACATTGTACAAGGACAACGACTTACGTCAATAGAATTCTACCCCCACGGCGAATTCCTCACGCTCCTCCTTATCATCATCTTCCAAACTAATAAAATTCCCCTGACGAAAACGCATCAAAGCCATCACCGTTGCATCGACCTGATCATCATGGCTTCCGTTGGGGAAAGCAGCACACTCCTCCACCAACTCATGCGCCCACTCGTATAACTCGGGATACCACACCATACCCGATTCAAGGACCGGGGCCACGGCATTAGCACGCGCTATCTTATCCGTCCCTGTGCGCCGACCACCCGGGGAGTACATCGTCACAGGAATCCCCATCTTCCTTAACTCATGCTGCAAGGGCGTCCCAGTGGCCTTGGCCTCAATCAACACATTATCCGGTCGCCAATGCAGGTACTCTTCTTTAGCCACCCGTTTAAGCTCCGGGAAATCCCACTTTCCTTTCCTTACACCCAGTAACATCAGTTGAGGGCCCGAGTCCTGATTTTCCTGAAACACGCCCCAGGTACTAATCACCGAGAAGTCAGCAGTCTCTTTTTTACTATACGCCGTATCGTAGGTCTGTATTAAATAAGAACAATGCGGGGGTTCCTCACCACGCCACACGCGCCACCAATCGCGCTTTAAAATCGCCCCTTCATCATTAGTCGGTTGTTGCTGCCACTGGGCATTCCACTTCCTTAACCCAATAGAAAACTTAACCTTTTCTAACTCATCAAGGCTCCAATACTCTGGCCACAACGGCGTATTGGACGGCAAAATCGCCGGAAATTCCAACACTTCCCACTGATCCGCCTTCAAATTTGACTGCAAACGGAGCAAGCGCCCCGCGACATCGTCGGTCTTCCACCGGGTATTGATCAAAATAATCGAGCCGCCCGGCTGCAATCGCTGACGAGGCCCCGACTCGTACCACTCCCAGGTGTTCTGCATCGCCGTGTCCGACAAAGCATCCTGCTCGTCCAAGATGTCATCCAACACGATAATATCGCCACCGCGCCCGGTCATCGCACCGCCCTTACCAATAAAAAAGGCTTCCCCGCCTTGGGCCGTGTTCCACCGGCCAGCAGCCTTGGAATCAACGGATAGATTCGTATTTGGGAATAGTTCTTGATACTTGTCTGACTCCACAAGATTCCTGATCATCCGGCCAAAACGCTGCGCGAGTTCAGCTGTATGCGACCCCACAATAAGTTTTGCATCAGGACGTTTACCCATTACATATGCGGGGAACAAGTAACTACCTAACTGCGACTTACCGTGACGTGGCGGCATCGCAATAATCAAACGCTTTGTCTTTCCCGCAAGCACACGATCAAACGCATCCGCAATACGGCGGTGATGCTCACCGATCAACATTTCAGGCCAAACGTATTTACTAAAATCAATAAACTTTGACGAAGCACGTTCCTGGGCCTCCAGTAACGATAAACGTAACTCAAGGCGTAAGCGCTCAGCCTCTACATCTTGATTACTCAAGGATGACGAATCAAGGGCCATGGGATGTCCAAAAAGTTTTGAAAATTACAAATATACCCCCGGGTATGCGATTTACAAACAGAAGGGGGGTGTTTTGGGGGGTCAAGTTTTACGGACCACGGCTCGGGGCTAAATCTGGGCTATAGGCGAGTCGTCGAGCTTTGGGTGTGTTTATGGGCCCCCCGGTGCCCGGGGGGCCCATAGCCGCTATACTTATTAGAGTGATATAGGATAGCGATCGGTCGGGGAGAGGAGTCGCTGCTCGACTCCTCTCCCTTTGCTCTGGTTTTTATAACCTGTTATAAAACAGTGATTGGTTAAAGATAATAACCATAATGGTTATTGTAACCTGTTATAAATAAAAAAGCCGCCAGGGCTGGCGGCTGCAGGTCCAGGGCCCAGGGCCCTGGCGCAGAATCAGGCTGCCTGCTTCTCGCGGCGCTTGTCGGACTCGAGGACCAAGGCCTTAGCCTTGGCTTCGTCCATGATTTCGACCCGACGAATGCGGATCGAGGGGGACTCGGGCGACGACACGAAGAAAGCTTGGTCGTAATTGCCCTTGGCGTTGTAGTAGCCGTGGCTACTAACAGGCTGCATAAGCAGCAGCTGCGCAATAAGCGCCGAAAGCTCTTTATCGTTCATGCTCTCCGGCACGAGGTATTCGTTTGAGTAACCCATCAGCAGAACTCGGTACTGTTTCATTTTTGCTATCCTTTCTAGAGTGCTGCGGAGCAAAACGCTCCGCAGGAAAATTATAGCACGGTTGGCGCTGCGGTCAACCGGCACCTTACAAGCTGCGCAGCATCATTCTAATTTCTTCCCTGATTTTTTCGCTCAGGTCAATCCCGGACGCGATCGCGTCCGGGTCCAGCTCGCTTGCAAGATCGCATAAGTCAACTTCGCTCTGCAGCGAACCATAATTGAGCTCGCCTGCGAGCTCGGAATAATCGATCGAGCCAACGAGCTCGGTGTAGTCCAAATGGCCAGCTAACGCATCGGCCAATTTTTTATAATCGAGCTCTCCGGCAAGCGCTGCCGGATCAAACGTTGGCCTGCTTTCTTGCTGCTGCGCAAGCTTCGCCAGGACCTTATCCGCAACGTCCGAAACAAGCTTATCGTAAAAACCACCAACTAAAGATAACATCGCTGCCTGATCCATTTTCGCTATCCTTTCTAGAATTCAGCGCACCACGCGCTGA